AAAAAAAACACCTCCACGTTAAACCTTTAATGCCCATGTTTCCTTATGTCTCATTTTGTTTTATCTATATCCATTTTGACTGCCTTTGTTGCTTACTGTTCTTTTTTGATTCTAGAACTTTTAGCCTCTATACATCAAAATTACATCACAAAAAAGAGGCCTACTTGGCCTCTTTCTTTTGTCGTTCTATGTCTTCTCTGATCAGATCTTTCAGGTATCTGTTGACGCTCTCTTTTGTGTCTAGATATTCCAGAATGTCTGCGTCATGTTTTAGGTGAAGCCTGAAGGTCTTGATCTTGTATGTTTTATCGCTCCATTTTTGATTCGCTCTTTTTCTTGCCTCTGATACAGCCATCTTACTTCTCCTCCTTTATTTCGTTGTCTAATCGCTCAGCTTCTATCACCAGGTCTTCTATGTGCGCCCAGTCTATGTTCTCCGGTGTACTTAGTGTCTTTATTATATTCAGAATTAATTTTGTTAGATTGCTTTCTTTTTCTTTGACTCTTTCTGGTGCAAATTCTATACCGGTTTGCAGTGTCCTCACGTCAACTTTCAAAGCTTCCGCCAATCTATCAAGAGTGCGCATTGTAGCGTTTCTCGGGTCTTCCCTCGTTAACGTGTAAATAGTATTTAACGGCACTCCGCTTTTTTTAGATAATTCGATAAGGTTGAGCCCTCTGTCTTTTGCTAGTGCTTTTACGTTCTTTCCAATTCCCATGTGTTCTATCTCCTATATTTTTTATTATATATTTAGCATCTTGATCATTTCAACTTCTTCTTGTAACCCCTCGATATTCTCGAGGGCTCTTTGTGCTGTGTCTACTGCTTCTCGAACTGTGTCCCAGTCTTCTCCTTCAGGTTCATTGTTTAGAATGTTTACAGCTTCCGCTATGGCTTCTTTGTATGTACCTTGTATCCACTCTATTTCCTTTTTTCTACGATCCAATAAATCTTTTGTAATAGCATCCATGTTCTATTCCTCTATTATTTCCATGATTACGTCCAAAGCGTCTTCATCGCAATTGTGCTTGTATAGCCAGCTTTCTATTTCTTTTAGAGTCATCATGTGTCTATCGTAATACAATTGATCCAGCACTTCTTCCTTTAGTCTCATTGCTGCTTCTTCTCTAGTCATATTAAGCTTCCTCCTGTAGTGTTCTAATTTGGCGTTGTGATTCTTGAATCAATGTTTCATATACGTCTGCTTCGTAAGCTAGTTTTCTGATTTTTCCGAAGTCAATGTCTCTTTCTTCTCTTTCGATTGCGTTTAGTTCGTATTGAATTTCCTTTGCGATTCTTGTTTGTTCTTCAATCCAGTTTTGAATTCTAGTTTCTAGTGTTTCGATTTCTGTTTTCATTGTGTTCTATCTCTCTTTCTTTTTACACTCACATTGTAATGTATTACAGTACATAAAGCAAGCAAAACAGCGAAAAAATAAAGCAGAAAATATAAAAGAAGGGAATGCTATTTTTCAAGCATTCCCTTGATCCGTTCCGATAGGTCTTTGACCTGTTCCTTTAGTGTAGCCACTTCTTTTTCTAGCTCGTTATGGCTTTCGATCTTTTTTGCTAGGCTGTCGACCTTTTTGTCCATCTGTTCTACCTTGTAATCCAGCAATGCTGAATGTTTGGAGTTGCTTGTCCAGGTTGCTAGGACTGAAGGTACTCCGACGCAAAGTCCGGATATGATCGCAACCAGAATTGTATCAGTCATTATTCGTCCTCGTTTACTTCCGGTAGGCCTGCTAGGCTTGTTAGAATCGAGCACACGCCTGCCACGACCGTTGTGCTTGCTGCGTACATCCAGTTTACGTCCGGAACGGCTGCGCCTACGGTGATAGATGCTAGCGCTGTTTGAGCCATTGTCTTGATTGCTCGAACTCCTGCTGCTTCCCACCATGCTTTGTTTGTAAGTCTACTCATCCTCGTTACCTCCTACTAAAAAGGGCACGCCATCTGGCATGCCTTCAATCACCTATACTATTCTAGAAACCGTTTCTGATGCATTGATCAGAGTTCCGGCTACTGATGTAACCCACGTTAGAGCGACCTTGTTTCCTGGTGCAGCTGGTGCTGCCTGAATGACAGCGGATACTGGAAGAGTGATCACGTTGTCTGCTGCGGTTGTTGTTACTTGTGCTAGTGCTCCCGGGACTGCTGTTCCGTTGGCATACAGTTGCACTTGATTTGTTCCCGCTGCAGTTGCTGAAATCACGAAGCTTCCATCCACTTTATACGTTCCAGGTTTTACGATCTCCAGAGCGTTTCCGTTTAGATTGACTCTGTTGTTTGTCCGAACCTGAACGGTTCCAGGTGGGATCGTTGCGCCCGCTGCTAGTGTAGTGCTTGTCGTGTTGACGACTTGGATCATGTTTCTACCTCTAGGCTACTGTAGCGCCTGTAGGGTAGTAGGTTCCGTATTGTGGGTAGTAAGGCGGATTTGTGTAATATCGTCCTAATTGGCTCAAAATGTTTTGAGTTTGTACGCTGTTTGAAATTGCCTGTAAGCTTTGATCATATTGAGTTTTCAAGGCATCATATTTGTCTTGCATCATTTGAGTCTTTAAGTTGCAGCAGCATTGTTCCATCTGGTGAGATAGGTTGTTAATGCTTTCCTGTACTCCTCCAAAACCTTGGCATAAAGAACTATTTACACCGTTGAAGCCATTCATCATGGCCATCTGCGTTGTATTTGCGTTTTGCATTTGGTTCACGTTCATCTGGTTGATTAGCTGCGCGTTTTCGTATGCGTTTGAGCAGATTCCGTTTGTGATTCCGTCTAGCTTGCTAATAATAGCTTGTGTATCAAATCCGCGCTGAACCTCTGCCTGTGTGCCTTGCTGGTTGTTTCCCCAGGCTCCGCCGCCACCAAATCCAAAAATCAAAAAGAATAAAATTAGAATGATAATTCCGTTTCCTTCTAGAAATCCATCTTCGTTTCCAGTTACAGAAGCGATATCAGATAATGATAAGTTGTCCATGTGTGTTCTCCTTTCTTATCTATCTTGATTTTGCAAAATCCTATTTTAGAAAGCCCTTGAACTGTTCTGCCATTCGTTTGGCCTGATCCAGTTGAGCCTGCGTAAATTTTCCGGAGGCCATCAGCTCGTTTAGAAGTTGCTGCGGGTCCTGCGTCCCTAGCATCTTTTTAAATTGCTGAAATTGTTGCAGCATGTTTCCGTTTCCTCCTGGTCTATTTTGAAGTAGTGGATTCATGACGGTTGCCCCCTCTCGCGTTCTGTTCTACCTTTGAAAGCCATTCCTGAAATTCTGCCTTCGTGAGGTACTTGTCTTCCGGTTGATCTTCTTTCACTTCCTGGAAGCTATAAGCCTTGATCGTACAGAAGCCACTTGCGTCTGATTGTTTCTGATAAAAAACAGGCTTGTTACTATCCATTAAAATCACGGACTGGTTCGGTCCTAGAGTGAAAGCTTTAGCACTTTCGATTCCGTTTACAAACTGAATCTGGTTCATTTGTTGGGTTGGTGCCTGCATCTGTGGCATCCCGAACTGCCCAGGCTGCGGCATGAAATTATTGAAGTATGGTGTGTTCATTGTGTTCTACCTCTTTTCACCTATATTCTCTTATATTTTCATGTCTGGAACCGTCCCTCTTTTGTCCTTCTTTAGCTTGTAAAATCCGAAGGCCATATCTACCAAAAGGGCCCAGTAGTAGTCATTTAAATCTTTGACGGTTTCTTCGAATTCGTCTTTTGACATGCCTGCGTCCTGGTAGTGCCATTGCGAGTCTTGCGTTTTGCTTCTTAGCTGGTATACAACTTTTTTCTGTTTGTCGCTCAATCCTTGCTCCTCGATTAGAAAATGTGCAAAGTCTGGGCGTAGAGGTGTCTGGTATCTTCTATTTATTCTTCTATTCATTGTGTTCTATTGCTGATCCTTTCTATTTAAATGTTCCGTATGGCTTTACATTTACTCCTGCCGAATTTAGTTCTCCAGCGGCCATCCAGCGTCGCGTTCCGTCGCCACCAATCCAGCTGATCCACACGTATCCTTCTCGACGAACATAGCCGTCATAGTTTACGTGCTGCCCTTTGATATATGTTAGGCCTGTATCTTGTCCATTTAAGCTTGGCGCGCGTCTGATCTTGATTGTACAAGCCGGATAGAATGTAGCTTTTTCGTATACAAAGTCTGAAGGGATACCGTTTAGAACGGATGCTGATCCCGTAGAAGTCTGGCCTCCTTGATTGAATGGCACGTGACTTGAATCTGTCCAGTTTGCGAATGATCCTTTATTTAAAATCACAGTTCCGTCTGTTACGAATGCAAGGTCTGCGGACACGTTGTTTGGAAGGTGATAAGTGCCTTGTGCATTGCGGTCATAGCAGTGCGTAAATTTTCCTTTTGCGACTTCCATGTGGCTGTGGTTTCCGGTAGCATATCCCGTTGTCCCTTCGTCCCCGAAAGTGTCACCTTGCTTGAAGTATTTTACTTTCTTGATATCCTCGATATAGTTATCGTGAATAAACATAAATGTAGCAAAGTCGATCGTTCCGTCTCTGAATAGAACTTTCTTATCTGATTCTAGGAATACTGCGTTTCCGTTCTGTGCAGTATCATAGGCTACTAGGTGGCAATCGCACGGTGCAATTGTTTCGTCAATCCCTGTGTCCTTTCCTGCGTTGTCTAAGGCGTTTGTTCCTAGGTGTGTTCCTACGTTGTTTCCTTGAGTTACATTCATGTACTCCATCGGAAAGCCTAAAAGCTGATATCCGCCTTTTGTAAGTTTTTGTCCTTTTCTCATTTTCTGGACCTCCTTCTATTTATGAAAAAGGAGAAGTCTGCGCTTCTCCTTGTTTCCAGTGTTAGTATGTCTCCCCTGTAATTTCTTTATACTGATCTGCTGTAATGATTCCTTTTTCACAGAATTTTCTTACCTGCTTATCTGTATATAGTTTTAAATCATAAAATCTTTTAATTTTTTCAAACATAGACTAAGCCTCGCTTTCTTCTAGAAGTGTATCTGTCATTAGTGCTGTATACATGACCTGCGCTTCAATTTTATCCTGCGCCGTTGCTTGTTGTTCTGGATCAACAACTTTAGGTTTATCTTCTTCTGCAACCTCAATCACTTTTCCTGCTACATATTTGTAGTTATATCTTCCATGTTCATCAACTAATCCTTTTTCTAGATATAGACCTTGAGCATGAGCGTATTTATCGCCTTTCCCTTTGTCAATCTCTGTCATAGTTGACATTTCTTCTTCTGATAAGAAGATTTCTGAATTAATAGATGTAATGTTATTTTCTGAATCTTTATTAATATATACTTTTACCATGTCTATTACTCCTATTCATCATCATAAATTTCTGCGTCTAGATTAATTCCACCGCCTACTTTAATTACATAACTAATAGTCGACCCTCCACGTTGACTTAATTTACTTAGCAATGCGCTTGAAGGTGTTAATGCTAACTCTTTGTATCTGTCTACGCTTGCATTAGTAATATCTGGACGTTCTACATTGATACCGTCTGTGCTTGCTCCCATATAAATCCATCCTTCTAAAGTTATATTACTTGAATCTACGGATGGTTGGGAAATTCTCATTGAATTAGCCTCCGGAATATTAAGGTAAATTTTACTGCCTGAAAAAAAACCACTTCTAGCTCCGGTAATTGGTTGAAAATACCACATACATTTTTGATATTCTTCACTATAAATTGGATGAACAAAAGCAGTAGCATGCTTACCTTGTTCCAATTTAGCCCATTTAAGGGTTATGCTAGTTCCTTGGTTTAAAAAGATCGTAAACGCTTTTGTACTAGCGCTTGTATGCACAACATTTAATCCTTGTTTCAATACAACTTGTGAATTATCATCTGCCGCCATTGTTACCGTTCCACTTACTGATGTTACGTAGCATGATAATGTAGAATCACCTTCCGTCGCATTTTCTAAATATTGTAGAAAAGTTCCGGTATCTGTGTATTTATCATTTTTAATTGTTATTCCACCATTTGCATTTGGCGTAACCGTTACATTCCAAATCTTCCATCTGTCTACAGAATAACCCATCTTTTCATAGCTTGTAGCACCTCTTTGATTAATTTTAAAATCCGAATTAATCAATAAATTCGGATTACTGAATTTATTTCCTAAATAATTTGCTAATTGCGATAATAAACCTTTTTTCAATCCTGTGCCATTATGCACAGGCAATAAGCTTGTATCGGTAAAACTAGGCAATGCGTCTAATTCATTTACTTGCTTTCCTGCCATTCTCTATTCCTCCTTGACTTTATATTTCCAATCCGTGCCGACTTCTCCACTTGCTACTTCATAGGCCCAATCGGCTAGTATTGTATTTCCTTTTTCGTCCACTAAATCTTGCGTGCTTGTTGCGTTTAGATTTGTAGTAAAGTGATTACTCATCACCATTTGATTCAATGCATTGTGTGAATTGGTTACATACTTTATTCTATCGACAAACCACTGAATAGAAGCTTTGTCTTTGAATAGGAAAGCCATATACTAACTCCACATTGTGCTTAAATCTGATGTACTGATTGCAGTTAATTCTGAACTCTTAACATATCCCGATAAATCAATATCTGTATTACCAATCTTTTCAAACGTTTTGGATTCTGCAAGCCAAATATACTCATCATAAATATCTTGAGTTCCATGCGAATGTGCAACTAAATAGATAACGCCATTTGAGCCTGCAACAGGTAATGAACTTACCTTTTCGTACTTAATAGATGTGATGTTTCCTACTGCCAAATTAATCAACGATTGTACTTGTGATTGCGTTTGATATCCTTTTCCTGTAATCGTTGAATTAACCTGTGTAGCATTTTGAAAGCCACTGTCATTTGTTAATTGTGATACTTTTGTTGGTACTGAAATATCTACAGCTTTTGAGCTTGGCTCAACTTTTGTACCGTTAACCTTTACAGACTCAATTACGTTAACTTGAGCCCCACTTGCAATACCACTTAATTTGCTTTTTTCTGCATTTGTATAGTCATTTGTCGATAAGCCTTTACCACTTACCACATCAACTTTTCCACCTAATGCAGTTTTAATTTTGCTAATTAATAGAGTTAATCCACTCTTATCTAAATATTCAATAGCCATTCTTTTTTCCTCCTTATAAACTATTCCATATTTCATCTAATTCATTTGTAGAGACTGAAGTAACCGAACCTTCTTTCATAGCTCCAACATCATCTGCAGTATAGACCGGTCTTGTTTCTGATTTCGCCCACGTTGGAACGGTTGGGTCCTCTTCTTCCATAGCTCCTATGATTTCGTTACCGTTTAGAGTTGGCTTGTTTTTCAGTTTGTTGTAGTCGCTTGTTCCTGCGACGTATTGCTCTTTTAAATCAAACCCCAGGCTTTCGTTTTCCTCGGCTAGATTGATACTAAATTCATCTTTCATCATTCTATGATTTCCTTATATAAAACTGGAAAAACAGGACGAGTTAGAATTGGGGAAGCTATAACCGTTCCTTCTTCGGTGATAGCTCGAATTTGTACCTGATATCGTCCAGGCATAAATTGAAGTGTCTCTTCCTGGGTTAGCGTTACGGCCACAGTATTTTCCTCAATCACTAGGTCTTCCATTCTTTTTGTTAGAATAGTCCCGTTCTGTTCAATCGTTAAATATAGACTTGTTAGTTTCTCTAGCTCGAGTCCTGATGTGTGAATGACCAGAGTTGGTGTTGTCCCTTGTCTCATGATCTTACCTACTGAACCTGATACTTCCAGTCCGCAAATATATTTGTGCCCTCTTCGTCGGTTAGAGTGTTGTCCACGTCAACTTGAAGCTCTGTATAAATGTGATTGTCCAGAAGCATGTTTTCAAGGTTTAGAATGCGGCCAGCTAGTGCCGTTGCGACTTCACCCTGAAGCGTTTCTTCTAAAGATTCGAACCATTTTCTGAATTTCTCGCCGTTGGCGTATTGAGTGTCCTCATTTTCTTTCTGGATTCTTTCATAGAAACTTTGGAATTGATCATATAGTTCTTGTGTCGGTACTCGCGTTAAAGTATCAACCGTTAGTCCGCAGTAGTTTTCGTCAAGTCTTACGTCTTGAATCATTTCTGGCGTGATTTCTCCAGCTGATGCCTTTAAAACTACAATCGCAATGATCAGCTCGTACTGCTCTAGATTTCGAATAGGCGTAGGCATTGACTGCGTTCCTTCCTGATATACAAGACCGCATGAATTGCTGATCTTATCATATCGAATAGCCACGTAGTCGTATCTAGTGTAGTTCGTAGCGACTGTTGCCGTCATGGTAGTTTCGTCTTTAGGCGAGTAAACGATACCACCTATTCCGTCGCTGGATGTCCTTAAAAAGGCGAGCCCGTTACCGACTGATATATTCATACCGCCGGCAATTTTTACTTTGAAGTCTTCACCGGTGATATTAAAAAGGCCAGGTGTTCTCCCGGCATGGAACATCCGCAGATCTTCTGCCAGATACTCCGTATTATCTAAAGGGTATGCTGTCATGAGCCCCCTCCTTTCATTTTTGTTGCGCTTTCTTGAACCTCTATAAGTTCTAGTTCAAGAGTGACCTGCGTCTGTAAATTGCTTTCTTCTACAAACTTAAGGCCTGAGATTCTTGCAAACGTAAATAAATTGAATTTAAAGCTGAGACACGGTATCACGTCTCCTAGGTCAAAGTCCTTTTGAAGGACGGCCTTCTTGTCGTCCGCATCAATTTCAAATTCAAATTTAGAAGAGCCTTTTCTAGCCTCTGCTAGCTTATTGAGGCCCCTCTCTTTTAGCATGTTGTTGTATTCTTCTTCCGTATAGGTTTGCTCGTTTCCTGAGGCATCATTATATGTAGACTGTAAATCCCGGGCATCCACGTATAGTTCCATCCTTGGCTCGTCTTTTGTTCGAAGATCTACGATCATACTTTTTCGTTCTGATCCAGATTCTTCACCATACACGTAAGCGTAGTTTTTATATCCTGATATATCCTCGATAAAAGTCTGTGAGATTAGGTTTCCAAGCTTATCTGAAAACCTCAGCTTGTTCTTTGTTGATCCTGTGTAGATTTCGAAGTAATTCAGTGTAGTCCCTTTTAGAACTTCTCTGTATCCGTAGCCTACTAGCTGGCAGTATTTCTGAGCCATAGTCCTGAGCGTGTCGTATGTTGTGTCGGATGCGTTCTCAAGTTTTCCGGGAAGACCCGTATTTTCTCCGATTACTATATCCAATCCGCGTTTGTTTTTTTCAAAGTTACCAAGCAGCGATTGTTCTACATTTCGAACGGTCAAAGTATAGAGATTTATACGGTCCTCCAAATTGTCCATGTGTCCGAGTACTACAATTTCTTTTGCGAGTCTTTCTACGGATTCTATAAAGAGAATCTCGTTTCTTTCCTTGCAAACGATTCGGTTCCATTTCTGTAGATACCTTGTATTGAAGTCCGTATATTCCACATGAATCTCGGCTTTCCCTGTTTCATAGTATTTTGGGTTCCATTGCACGCTGGTTATGTTCTGGAGCGGTCCTTGTCGTTTTCCTTCTCTGTCGTAAACATAATAGTGCATATCTATACTCCCGCCAGTACTTCTTCAAACCGTAGAAGTGCATCCAAGCTTCCGGGGTTTTCCTCTGCTGTATATTTCAGTACCTGTCTTCCGGGTTGAATCTGGAAAAACTCGGAATCGTAGTCTGTCATCCAGAAAATGTTTTCTACTTCTCCGTTTCGTATCAAGTGGCAGTATTGCTCATTTGCAAAAGTACTTATTTCTAGCACGTCACCGATATTCATTTCTAGGTCTGCTACTTGTCCGAAGGATATGTGTTCCTGAGTGAACACGTTTAGAACTTTCGGATTCTTCACTTTTGCCTCTGCTTTCATAGTCAAAAGAAAACCAGTATTTATACTTCCCTTATAGTCGACTGTTACCAGTGGACCTAAAATTTTTTCTGATATTTTCCAGGGTTCTGTATTTGAAAAAGAGCGAGGAAATTTAAAGAGCGACCTCAATCTCTGGAAGGTCACCTTTGTTTCCTTTGCTCGTCTTGCGTATGGGAATGGAGCCCTCAGTACAATCTGGAATTTCTGCCAGGTTTCATTGAGTGTGATGATTGGCGTCGTTTTAGGTTCAACCTTCCAGTATACGTCGACCCCAGCTCTTGTGTTGATATAACGCAGTGTTGCTGATACTCCAGGAAGAATTACAGCTAGAAGCTTTTTTCTAGTGTCTGCGTTGTATTTAAAGCGCCCCTCTAGGGTGATGTCCTTGGGCTCAATAGAAGCCCCGGACACCGTTGTCCCTATTTGATTTGAAACGCTTGATTCTGATAAAGTGATCTCATTTTTAGAGATTCCGTCTAGTGTTGTTAGTCGGATGCCTGAGGCCTCGGAAAACTCAACGGATTTCCCCAGGCTGTTTGTGTATATTACTGTTACGCCCATGCTAACCTCCTAACCATTCTTTCTGTTTCTTGTGCGATTTCGCTAGGTCTTAGCTCCTTCGCTGAATTTATAGTCTGATCTACTTGATAGACGACTGTATTGCCTAAGCCGCTTCCTAGGCCTCCAGGATTGCCTTCTAAAGCCAATCTTGAAGTTAGGCTGTCCATGTTAGCTGCTTCTAGTAAATCGCTAGACATGCGTCCCATAAAGGCCTTAGCCTTTGGCATAGCTCTTTCTACGCCTAGCGTGATTCCGGCCGGAATCCATTTACCAATACGATCTGCGAACAGTCTTGAAGGCGACCCGATTCCTAGGGCACCTTTTACGCCGTCAATAAGGCCCTTAGCCATGTTTCCAAGCCATCCAGTCAATCCGCTCCATGCGTTGCTGATTCCTCGTTTAATTCCACCTACGATATCCGAGCCAATAGATAGCATCTGTCCCGGTATTTCCTTTACCTTGTTTACAATCCCGCTAAAGAAATTCTGTCCTGCTTGAATAGCTTGCTGTACAAACTGACCTGCAAAACTTGCGGCATTGCTGATCGTGTTTGATAGCCATGTCCACACTTTACCAGGTAATTGTGAAATAAAGCTGATCGCGTTTGATACAAAGTCACGCCCTGCTTGAATCGCTTTCTGGATCATCTGGCTTACCCATTCAGCTGTTTTGTTGATTGTGTTTAGTAGCCAAGTCCAGATCTGGCCTGGTAACTGCTTAAACCAATCTACCACTTTCGATATAAACTGCGGAATGTCTTGCGTCGCGAATTGTACAAGTCTTAGACCCCACTCTACGAACTTTCCTAGAATGTATCCTACGGCGTATCCGATCCAGTAAGGTATCGTTGTACCGAAAAACGTTTGAATGTTCGTCACAAGCGTTTGTACGCCGTTTGGAATGGTAACCGTAAAGAATTGAACTACTTGTGTAGCCAGGTTCTGTGCTGCTTCCACGAAACTTTGGCACGCCTGCGGTATTGTTACTGTAAAGAAGTTTACTATTCCATCTATGACTTGGCCTGTGGTTTCTTTTATTTTGTCCCACACACCAATCCAGAAATTTCTGAAGCTGTCGCTTGTATTCCAAAGGTATACGAATGCCGCTACTAGTGCTCCGATAGCTACAACCACCAGTGTGATAGGTCCACCGATTACTCCAAGAGCTGCGCTTAATCCAGAAAGTCCTCCGCCGGCTAGTGTAAAGGCTTCGGCCATACTTGCAATCACGCCTGTTCCTGATGATGCGGCGTAGGCTAGGCCATCAATCAATCCAGAACCTTGTGATACTAGGTGTCCGAAGGTCTTGATCTTCTTTCCTGCATCACCGATTGTTTTCGCGATATTACTTACAGCCTTGATTCCTTTCCAGGCTGCAAAGGCTCCGGCTACGGCTGCAATTAAAGGCATTAGCTCCTGAATCTTATCTGCTACAGTTTGTACTTTGTCTATAATGTCTGGAAGCTTCTCGATAAACGCTGCGACGAACTCTCCTACTTTTTCTACAAGAATCGGCAGAATATCTCTGATTCTTTCCAATCCGCTTTTTACAAAGTCTAGGGAATCGTTAGAGTCTAGTTTCTGTGCGATAGTTTCTCGCACGCTGTTCCAGGCCTTTTGAATATTCTCTGTTGCCGCTTTGATTGCTTCCGCTGTTGGCGCGAAAAAATCTTTCAGTGCGTTCAATGCTTTCGGTATTTCTTCTGCAATCCAATTTAATCCGTTTTTGATTACGGACCCGAAGTTTGCAATCATTTCTTGAATTGTTGGCAAGCTGTTATCCGCTAAAAAGTCATTGAACGCTGTAATGATGTTAGCTATACCGATTGCGATACGTGCCGACATGTTCGTGAAACTTGTCGCAAAGCTCCCGGCCATCTCTTTGGCTTTTCCTGCTACAGCTGGAAAGGATTCCGTTCCGTTTTCTAGAGCGTCCATTAAAGTGTCATTAAATTCTTGCGCACTAATTTGTCCCTTAGAAAAAGCATCCGAAACTTCTGCCATACTTTTCCCAGTTTTCTCAGAAAAGATTTTTAAAACAGGAATTCCGGCATCTGTTAAACGTTGCCATTGATCGGCTGAAATCTTACCAGAGGCATTCATCTTTGCGATTGCATCTACTGTATTAGCCAAGGTTTCATTGGTTCCGTCTCCATAGAAAGAAACGGCATCCATCATGTCCTTTACCATTCGAGTAGATTTATCTAAGCCTAGTCCTGATGTGGCCAGCTTTTGTGTTGAAGTGGCTGCTGTATCTAGGCCATAAGCGGTATCCGTTACAGCATCACTTAAGTTATTTACAACCTTCGCAGCTTTTTTGCTGCTTCCTGCTAAAACTCCAATTACCTGTTTAGCTTTTTGCATGGCATCTAATCGGGCGGTTGCTTTTCCGATTGATCCAGATATTAAGTCCCAACCTTTGCTGGCGGCTTTGAATACCGTTGCGCCTACGAAGGTTGACTTCACTTTGTCTGCGAAGCTTTCCGCACTTTTATGCGCTCCGCTAAGGCCGCTTTTGTATTCGCTGTCGTCAAGTCCTAGTTTGACTTTAATTGTTCCATCAGCTCCTGATGCCATTTTTCAACCTCCTAGGTTTCTAATCTGGCCAGAAGTTCTGCTTCTATTTCTTGCGGTGTTCTTTCCTTTTCTGGTCCTTTATCTTCAGGCAGGCGGTAATACTTTTCTAGGCGCTGCGCGTGACTCTTCTCCTCTCCTTTTAGATTTGAAGTATCTCTGGTTCTGTATCCAATAACGCGTATGATCATGGTGTCGTCACTTAGAGCATTAAAAAGTGCTTTAAACTCGAACCAATGAAGTTTGGCGTCTAAAAGGTTTATGTTGTATTGCTGTCTAAACGCTGCATATATAAGGTCCATATCGTATTCGAATCGATAGCCTTGTCGTCCGTTTGTCTTGGCATAAGATTCTTTAGGCTTTTTGTCGCAAAAATAAAAGCTCATTATCGCATCCCATAGGTCTTTCTGATCGCCTTTAAAAGCGAACGGATTGATTCCTATTAGATCACAAATAACGGGCAGCTTCAGTTCCTCTGGTATTGCGTTATCTTGTATAACGCTGTCAACTCGGACCCAGGTTCTAAAGTCTGCATAGATAGGGAAAATCGTTCCGTTAGCGTCTATGCTTTCCGGAAGGTCTTCTCTCTCTAGCCACAGCATTTCTTCCTCCATATCGTTTGTCTGCGTATTCTAATGTCCTGTTAAATTTGTCCATAGATTCGCAAAGCTTGTCGATTTTATCCAGATTTTTCTTTTCTTCTTCCGCGACTTTTGCCTGCTGATCCTTTAAAAATTCATCCTGGAAGATGCTGTGCAACGTGAAGCAAAGTTCAAACTGTGCCGAGCTTCCTTCGTATCCTTTGAATAGTGTCTCAAAGGCTCCATCTCCTAGAATCTTATCGATTAAAGCAGGGCAGTCCTCTAGCGATTCTTTTCCAAATTTGCTAAGTGCATTCTGTTCTGTTGCCCAATTTTCTAGGGCTTCGATCTTAGAAGTGTCCTTTACATCGACTCTGAATCTGTGTCCGTCGATTTCGATATCTTTAAATAATTGCTTTTGTAACTTTAGTTCCATGATGTCCTCCTTATACAGTTAAGTGCTTTACTCTGTGGCGCTGTCTGCGGTAAATGTTTTCGTCTTAATATTGAACGTTCCTTTTACCTGATCGCCTTGTTGTGCGAATGTTCCAGAGCACATTAGTTTTCCTCCGGCCTCTCCGCTTCCTGGGTTATCTGGTTGCACTTCGTAGGTTCTTTGATATGCTACAAAGTCCCCAGATTTGGCTGTCTTCTCGTTCCATGTTTCCACTTCGATCTCTTCAAAAGTAGAACCGACTCTCTGTTCTTTACCTTGCAAGTATACCCAGTAGTTAAATGCGTCCCCTGGATACGCTCGGCCCTCGTAAGATACTGTAGGCGCATAACCCGTAACCTGGCTTTGGCTTCCGGCTTCTCCGATATATTGCACCCCATCATCTGTTGTAGCGTTCAAGGCTTGCTCCCAGTTTGTCAATCCCTTGTTGGCTAGAACGTAGCTTTCCGAGCCTGTGAATTTGACGTAATGTAGGTTGTCTTCGACCTTTAGTTCTCTATTAGGCAGTTCTGTTGTCATCATTCAAACCTTCCCTTCTTTTCGTAGGTTAATGTCATAGAGCAGTAGAAAGCTGAAAGCGCGGCCTCTTCTCCCGTGTAGTCTGAAGGTAGCGTTGTGAGTGCGACCTCTTGCGGTGTTGCTTCGTCTAGCACGAGATTTGGGAAACCTTGCGCCTCTTCTTCCGCGAGTGCCTGTACTAGTGCATACAGGATTCTGGATAAGTCCAGGCGTGCTTTCGTGTCCTTTCTGCTTGCTTGAATATAAATTTCAAATGGGTAAGTAGCCCTGTAGCCACCACCCAGATAGTGTTCTATTTCTTCCGTGTAGCCACTACTTTTAAAAAGTAAGGCGGTGTGCTTGGAGTCGTTGAAATACTCCAGGCACCACGGTATGTTGTTGATATTGATTGAAGAAAAGAAATTGTATAATCCGTCTTCAATCTGTTTTACGTCTTCCAGCTTTATGATCTTCTTTTCACTCATCTGAATTCCTCCTTAAAAAACTTTTTAGCGCCTTCCATCCAGGCGTTCTTTCTTGCTTTCAAAGTTTTAGGCCACCACTCCGAACCTCCTTGTCTATAGCTCAAATTTCGAGCTGTATAGACTTTTGTTTCTCCGTGCTTGGCCCATGGACTGTGGCTATGGGTTCCGATCATTACTCTTCCCGTATGTTGGAAGTGTGCATATGGTGTATCCCATATGATCCAATCGTTATCCTGTGCCGCCCATCTTAAAGCTGATGTTCTCAGCGTTCCTTTTCCGATAGGCACGTTTTTGTTCGTGTCTTGAACGATAAGCTGCTTCAGCTTCAATCTAGATCGGCGGAGCGCTTTCGTTCCTCTGGCCTGTAGCTCGGCCACCGGGATATCGACTATAACTTTTAGATGATACTCACTCACATGTTACCTCTATGAACTCCGGCGTATTTCTCAAGGGATTTAGAATATTCACATTTGTGATCTCGTAAATGTCACCGTGTACTTCGATACGGTCCCCAGTTCTGAACGTGAACTGCTTGTCTGGCGTCTTAAATTCTGAAGGGGGAACTAGAATCTTGTCCGCCTTATAATCGTTCACGTCTATCGTTATGAGGATCGTATCGGAATTACTGGCGCCCGTCTGTCCATAAGTCCGGGCTTTTGTCTTGGAAACCTTTACGTGTTGGACCGTTACTGTTGACGTAATTTCTTCCAGGTTTTCTTCGCCTAGAATGTTCATGACTTTTATTGTATGCGGCCTAAGCCATCTCGGGCTTTTTACCATACCGCCTGGCAGGCTAGTCCTGCTTTGAGTAATTGGTAGTCAAGCTCTGATACTGCTAGGCTTGATAAGGGTATGTCATGGAACCTTATCGTTTTCGCATTATCTACGGAATACGAGAAACCGCTTGTGGTTGCGCCTATGAAGTTCATATCGCTAGAACCCACAAAGCAATCCATGCCGCCATGTGCTTCTATGAAGTCAATCTGATATAGGATTACTTTTTTTAGGTCCATGTCGTAGTCTTCCAGAGCCTGAACCTTCCAGTATGGAATCTTCTCTCGAATGTAGGCTTCTAGAAGGCTTTCGGTTCTTGGCTCTATTTGTGAGTACTCCACTTCATCCAGTAGCGTTCCACCTAAGGCTGTGTATTCCTCAAAGCTTAGGATCATGCTTTATCTCCTATTTTTCTTCTCGCACTGCTGCGACAGGAGCTACTTGTACATTACGGAATACACCGGCTTTAGTTGTATCTTTTGAAACGATAGAAGCAATCATTTCTACCTCTCCTTTTTTAACGGCCCCTGGTTCGCTTAAGTTTGGCATGTATTGGTGAATGATTTTTTGTCCTTGTGGACTTACTGCATGCACGGCATCCAATCCGAATTTTACAGCGTAAATGCTTGTTGTTCCTGTTGAGTCGTCGATAGGTACGCACATTACAGATTTAGTTCCGTTGTAGTATTCTCCCATGTCAACGATTGCGATTCCGTCATAGTTGTCTACACCTTGGCCGAAGCTGTTCTCTGATCTTGTGTAGTATCCTTGCATTTTAGCGATAGTTTTTAAAACAGTAGCTGTCTTGCGGTTTACTAATAAAGCGTCTGGTTTTACAGAGAAAGTTGATAGCCAAGAGTCCAATGCAAAAGTGAAGGCGTCTGCGTTTTCTTTGATCTTCGCGGCTGTTGATAAATCAAAGGCTGCGTCTGCGTTTTTCTCTTCCGTATTTGTTCCCTTTACTAATGTATCCAAACCGTCAAAGCTTGTGTTATCTGTTGCAGCAGTTCCTTTGGCTGTTGACTTTCCGTTAATGAAGTCATAGTGGAATTTGTTCTTTACTGCAATGATTTTCTGAGCTAACTGGAATGCGATTTCTGAGCTTGCTGCTGTGTCTTCTAATACACGGTCTACTTCGTAGGCTCCACCGAAGATTTTTAAGTTTGTAGTTTTCTGAGTCTTTACAGCTTCTCCTGCTGTGTATTCGCTATTCAATTTACGACCTTCAGCCACTGATGGTGTCTTTAATTGCAAATAGCCATAAGTTAATGTCGAGCCACCTGTTCCTGGTGATACTGCGTTATCGAAAGTTAAACGATCCAAAATAAAAGAGTCCCTACGGAACTCATCAATGACCTGCTGGTCTACATGATCGGCTAAACCGACTTTTGATTGCTCTAATGTAATTGGCATCTTTTAGTTCCTCCTATTTTTTGTAGTATTCTGAAATTGCGCCGGCTAGAGTTGTTGGTGCCTCTGGTTTCGGACTTCCTTCGTGATTTCCATCAAGCACGACGTCGTTTCCATTTTTTGGCTTGTTTGGCTCTGCCGCCTTAAATAAGAAGCTGTCTTCTTTCTTGATAGCTTCGATTTGTTCGTCAAGTCCTGTTAATTTTCCATCTTTATCAAACTTGATCTTGTCTTTATCTAGTAATCCCATCAAGGCCTTTTCAGATAAGGTTCCAGATTTCGCGATAGCTAAACGAATTGCGCTGTCACGTTTTGTTTCTTCCAAGTCATGATCGTATTTTGTTTTCCAGTCGTTGACGTCTTTTTGTAGTTGTTTTACGTCTACTCCGTCAAAATCCTTGACGCTTTGTGTAAGCTCTTGAATGCGCGTTTCTTTGGCCTGCATGTCGCTCTCGTATTTTGCTTTCGAGACGTATTCTCCTGAGGCTAGATTCGCTAGTTTTACGGTTTTATTACCTTCTAGCTTAGCTGCAACCTGTGCATACAATTCTTCCCCTAAGATTTCTTTTAAAAACTCCATTTTGTCCTCCTGTGTTTTTTATATCTGGTTCACTCCAGTATCGAGTCCGGCCTTTTATATCCCGTGCCGAGGGGTATTCAAGCCTTTTATATGCCGTGCTTAGGGCATAATAAAAACCGCGCCATTTCTAGCACGGTTCTTGTCCTTGTTTAGTTGTGTTCTATAGTACTTCCGCAATTCCTTTTGCAAGTCTTGCGGCTTTCTGCATCAAGCTGTTTTCTTCTAGGTATTCTAGACCCTTCAGTGTTATTCGGATACCTTCTAGCCCTTCAATGTTTGGTGTTGGGTCTCCTATGTATTGGATCACCTGGAATCCCTCAACGTATCCATTTTTCAGTAGCATGCCTAGAAGTGCTTTTCTCTTTGGTTCTGTGATGCCTAGGTTATCCACTGAAAGTCTTCGGATGTCTACGACCTCATAGTCCATTGATTTCTGCAGAATTGATAGAATTTTGTATATCGTTCTGAAGTCTTCCGACATGTTCTGCCTCCTATCTACTAAAAAACCGCGCTATTTCTAGCACGGCTCTTAAGATGAACCTCTGCCCGGTGATGCTTACCCGGGTACCCTTTTGGCCACTTCGGCGTGTGAGACGCATCTTTTACCCACTTCAGATGCCCATCCTGTATTCATAGTATGGCATCAATTTTCTTTTTTGTAAAGCAGTTTGATTTTCCCTTTTTTCTCTTTGGTGATAAATCTCTTTGCGTTAATTGTATAGGCTGTAATTATTGAGTTGTTCTTTTCGGTTGCCTCTGAACCTTGCGATAACTTGATAACCATTTGTACGCTTTTTCCTGATTCTGAATCTATTTGTTTAACGGCCCATACTGTGTTTTCTCGTCCCACTTCTTGATATGTTGCATCCGGGTCTTCCAATATATCTTTTGCGTGTTTTACAACAAGCTCGTATATATCTGGATGCCTTTCTTTTATGTGCATTGCTCTTTCATCAGTGAATATCGTTTTAGTTGTGTTTAAGTTTTCAGGGTCCCCATATTTTTTGGGGTCAATCTCACCAAGACTGCTATAACTTGGTGATGAAGAAACGCGTCTTTTTGGTCTTCTTACAGGCTTGTAAGGTCTTCCTTTTGTTCCGCCTATCTTTTCGGCTGAGTAGTCTCTCTTTAATCGGCCCTTAGAAGCGTCCACAAGCTCCTTCAGTCTCATCTTGTTGTATTTATACCAGTAATCTTCTTTCGTCGTGTCTAGCCCTGCTGCGGCCTTCACACGTCGCTCTCTGTCCCACTTTCTCATGTTTCTTTCGTAGGACCTTTGCTTTTGCTCCATCTGGTATATTCTGTCATTTTCTTTAGGGTTTACAGGCTTGTTGTAATCTTCGCTTATTCCTGGGAAATATGCAGTAAATGAATGCCTACAGTTCCATCCGCCAAGTCCTGCGCCTGTTCCGTATCCCGTAGCCTCATAAAAGTTCTCGTAGTTTCCTTCCGGATAGTTTACCCAGAACACTTTTCCTTGCCAGGCTGCGTGGCTTGGTCTGGCTCCCATGTGGGCACTTGTCTGTACCAGGTTTATATCTAGCTCATCAATAACCGATTTCTCGCAAGCCAGGGCGTTCTGGTTTACTGCGGTTCGTACTGCCAATCGAACGGCCGCCTCGATTGATCGTTGAGCGCCGCTTGGATAGGATACTTTTGTTAGGCCTTCTCTGCATAGCTTGTCTATTGTGTTTGCAGTTGCTTGATCCAAAGAATAGGCTCCGCTTGATACCTGAAGATAAGCCATGTCATAGTATCTCATAAAAGTGTCGCTAGCCAGTTGAGCTGTGGTCCTTGTTAGGTTCTGGATATCTCCCCACAGTGCTGATGTTCCTTTTTTGATCTGATCCGAAAATTCTAAGCCGCTTGTGTCGTATCCTCCAGCCTCTAGTCTGTCGAAGGTATCACGGATACTTTTATAAGCGCTCTGTTGCATGATCCGGTCGACTTCTTCTTCGGAAGTGTGAAGTATTTCAGCTAGTCTTTTGTTAATCCAGCCCTGCTGCAACCCGAGTTGTTTTAGCTTGTTGTTTAAATACTCCGCTGTGCTTGTCATAGCGTCCTGATTCATCTTGATCCGCTCCGCTATGTCCACCAGTATTTCTGTGGCCAGTTCCTGATATAGCTTTTCTAGGTCGTCACCTACGTTCTGCAGGTAGTTCGGTTCTAGCATTAGGCCTCACCCTCTGGCCCCTCTTCGATTTGTGTTCCCTCTTGCTGGAAGAACATACTTTGAATTCTGTCTGCTGGGTTCTCTGTTTCTCCGGTCATCTCTCTGGCTGTTTCTTCGTCTTCTCCGTAGTATCGGACGCGATATTCCCATTTCTGTAGGATGCCGGCCGAGATTTCCTGAAGCATTCTTAGACGCTCCGCTTCCTCATCTGAAAACATAGTGTCATCAAATTGAATTGTGATGCGAACGTCTGGATCAAGCCCTGATATATGGCACTTCTCTTTGCCTAGGATGATAATCGATCTCGTTAGCTCTGTAAGGGCGTCCTGGATTGCGATACGTTGCTTCCAGACGCTTTCTGTTAGCTCTTTATTGCTAGCTCGAACCTGTGTTGCTGTGGTCATGTTCTGGATGCTGAACTGGTATCTATTTTGCCCAAGTCCGCATTTACTTGATAAAAGATTTAGATTGAATTGAACGTTCTCTTTGTTCTCGTCAACTCGAAGGCTGGGATTGTATTCCTCAAAAAGTCGAGGTTTGTCTGGACTTACTTGTGTTCCTGTACTTACGTATAAAGATTTCTCCAAAGTTGCACCGACGTCTGGCTCTTGCCTTACGGGTACTCGTTCACCTTTATCGTTTAGCGCGTAGGCTGTTGGCTTCATACTAAATAACGCCTGATCCATAAAAACCTTTTTCTTTCCTAGCAAGGTATCCATGAATAGATTGTCGTACGCCAAGTCGCAACTTTCCAGCATGTCGATTGCGTTTGCATAGATTGACATCCCCAGTGGTACGTCTGCAATGTTGTTTTCAATATTGGGCTTTAGAATTACAAAAGGCTTACAAGGTAGCTTGTAACTGATTGCTTCGCCATTTGGTGCTGATACTCTTTCATAGCCTACAGCGTCTCCTGCCACGTTGTTGATTTTGAAGTAATGGTTGTAGATTTGGTAGCCTTCTTGCTCTTGCTTGAAGACCTGGATGTACATGAAACGCTCCCCGTTTTGTGTGTACTCGCTAGCTAATGCGATTTCTGAAATGTCTTCCTCGTCGTAGGTCAATGGCACTATTTTCTGTGCGTCCTTGATAGCTTTGATTTGTACGCTCTGAGCACTTAGCTGTCCTTTGTTTACTGTTGGCTTTACAAGCTGCAGATAGAAGCACACGGTCCCTTGTGCGAATTCTCTCTCGACCGCTTTGTTTCCTAGCTTCCAGAACTTGCTGTTTCCTAAAACCCCGCCGTTCTGGTCCTCTTTGTCTCCGGTCAAGAATTCTTGTGTGATGCTCGTTCCGTGGTCATCACACTCTACCAGGATTCTGGTTTTATCATTCAAAAGTAAATCGGCCCAGTCTTCGCAGATTTTCTTAGCCATTCGCATTTGCTTACGTTTTACTTGTCTGCTGTTTCCGTTTTCGTTCTTGATCTCGTATTTATGAAAATCTTGAACGTAGCCTTTCCACCAATCGTTCCAGAATTGAATCTTATTGTAATAGTCTTGGACTTCCTGGCTCACAGGATATCCTAAGTCCTTTAGTATTGTGAATAAAACTTTCATTTAAGTGCTCCTTCCTGTGATCAGGTCCATAAATGTCGACCAACTGTAAAAATGGGCGTCGAATGTATCGACGTCGGTTGTGAAATCATCCAGAATCTTGTCTTCCTTCGATTTTGTATCGTATAGGGCTGTGCTCAAACTTTCGACTACCATAGGTACTGCCTGGAACTTCATCTTGTGTCGGTTCAGCAGCATGTTGTAGGTCAGAATCCTTGTCTTTCCGTCTATCTTGCGGCAATCCATCACATTGGTTGGGAAGCCTGCCCTTTGTACGGCTACTCGTATACTGTTCAAAATGACTTGTTCTGCGTTATCTACAAAAACGCTTGATACCACGAAGCCTTGAATCCATAAAGCTCTGATCAGGTCGACTGTCTCTGTGCAAAGTCTTTCGGCGTCTATAGTCCCTTTAGCGTGTACGACTTTACGTTCTGCAAAGGTTACAATCTCAGAAAGGTCTGCCGTGATTCCCGTTACGATCAGGCTACTGTGTGAACGTGTTCCACCTATGTCCAGGCCTATGTTGATCATGTTAAAAAGCGGAAGTTCTCCTTTGACTTCCCACTCGTCTGGATTGTCTGCAAACTGTGGAAAGAGTAGCCCTTCCGCGTTGCACCATTCTCCTAGTATGTATCTGTTGTATAGGACTGTCCCTCGATATTCGAGTTTCAAGTTTTCCACGAATTCCTGCGGCAGAAACGGGTTGTCTTCAATCGTGTATTTCTGTCGGAAGATGTCGGCTCCTGATTCTAGAAATTTTAAAAACCAATGGTTCTTGTTGTCCGGGTTGCATGTTCCATCAAAGCAGCTATACGGTTTATCTAGACGCGACTTTAGCATGTCAAATACTTTCTTATTCCAGGTTACGACTTCATCCCCGTAGCAGTACGCTACTGAGGCCCCTTGTATCTTTGTAACCTGGCTTTCTTTGTCTGCGCCTATCGCGTAGCAGTTACGCCCGAATAGTCGCACCGTGTTGTCTGGTCTTACTCTTCCAACTAGTTCTGGGCCATACAGTTCTCGCATGGGTTCTAGAACGTTTCTTTCGAGTGTCGACTTTGTGTTTCCTATGAGGAACACGTGGCCTGGAAGGCCCTCTATAGCTCGAATCCGTTTCGGGATGATGTAATAGTCCAGCCACGTCTTTCCGCTACGTGTAGCCCCTTCTTTTATGTTCCAGCGGCTCGGTTTATGATTCCAGAACTCTTTCTGTTTCTCAGTTAGTTCCACTATCGTCTCCGGCTACTGCGTCCATAGCTTTCAATAAAAGATCCAGTTTCGTAATCTCTTTAGAAGGGTCGCCTTGTCTCTTGATCTGTTCGGCTTGTGCGTTCATCAGCTTCGTTCGAGCTCTGTCTAGGCTTGTGACTGGTTGCTGTCCTGTAAGGTCTCGAATGAATTCTGCAGCCCTTACGTCTCCGCGTGTGGCTTTATTGAACATGGTTGCGGCTAAAAGCATTTGATTGCTGAGCTCGTCATCTTCTAATCCCATGTCGATCAGCTTCTCTTTGTTTCTTTCGCTTGGCTCCAATTCTAGGATTGCGGCCAGGCATTGTTTTAGCTTCTTTTTCTTTTTCTGGACTTTCTGGCTTGCGGCTCCGCCCTTGCGTCCCATCTCTGCAGCATTCTCTTTCGTGAATGGCTTCAGGTTTTGCATTGGGTCTTTGCGCTGTCTGGCCGCTTCGCTTTTTGTACGTCCAGCTAATCCCTTAGCAGGCATCTGATATCAGCTCCGCCTGTTCTCCGGTGTAATCTTCCCAGCGCTTGATAATTACATCGGCATAGTGTGGATCATACTCCATCGTGAAGCACCTCCGTCCTAGCTGTTCGCAAGCCATAAGCGTGGAGCCTGAACCTCCGAATAGGTCCAGCACGTTTTCTCCAGTTCGGCTGCTGTTCTTGATCTGTCTTGCAATCAGTGGAATTGGTTTCATGGTTGGATGCAGATCGGATTTCGTGGGCTTCTTCTCGTCCAGAATCGTTGTGTCCTTGCACCCCCCCAGAATTGATTTTAGAAGGTCTTTAAGCTCGTCCTTCTTCATGCTGTCAATGTCCAGGTTCTCTGTGTCTTCGAGTACGGTTACAAGGTTTCTAGTGTTGACAAAGTAATGGGCTGCGCCATCTTTCCATCCGTAAAGGCATGGCTCGTGTTTCCATTGGTAGTCCTGGCGACCCAGTGCGAATGTGTTCTTGTTCCAGATCAAGGTTTGTCGGATGTTTAGGCCTGCGCGTTCTGCTGCTTCCAGAAAGTTCTTGCTCTGTGTAGATGCGTACCAAATGTAGAAGGCGCCTCCAGCCTTGAGCTGTTCTGTCATGTTCTCGAAGGCTACTTTTAAAAACTCGATAAATCCCTCGTCGTCTTCCCATGAGTCGTTATCAATGACCAGTCCGTCGGTTCTTCGGTGTAACTGCTTGGCTTCGCTTGGCCTCATATGCTGTCCTAAGGCTACGTTATACGGTGGATCAGTTACGACCATATCCATAGTAGCGTCGCTGCAAAGCTTTTCTACATCCTGGCGCTTGGTACTGTCTCCGACCATCAATCTGTGCCTTCCTAGCATCCAGCATTGTCCTCTTTTGGTTGTTGGCTCTTCCGGAATCTCTGGCTCGAAGTTGTCGTCCTCTGCGATTTGTTCGTCGAATGTTTCTGTCTCAAATCCGAAGGGCTCCATATCGAAGTCCATGTTGTCTAGCTCTTCCAGTTCAAACTGTAAAGCGTCAAGGTCCCATTGTGCTGCTTCCGCGACTTTGTTATCTGCCAATCGGTAGGCTTTCACCTGTGCTGGTGTTAGATCGTCGGCCTGGATGCATGGCACTGTCTCAAGGCCTAGCTTTTGTGCTGCCTTCCATCTCGTGTGTCCTGCAATGATGATCAGGTCTTTGTCCACCACAATTGGTTGCTTGAATCCGAACTCCTCTATAGATGCTGCGACTAAATCGACGGCATCTTCGTTGAGTCGTGGGTTGTTCTCGTAAGGCTTCAGGTCGCATGTTCTTATGTCTGTAATATTCATGTGTGTTCACCTCTGTTGTATTAAAAAAGAAGCGTTAGCAGCTCAGTGTTCTCTCCAATGAGAGGTCTATCCTGTTTAGCTTCTAAGGCTTCTTTGTTGTCTATGATTACCCGGAGCGCTGAAAAGAAAATAAAATTAATGTCCATGATTTGTCGTAGCTGATGTTTGACGTTGTCTGGAAAGCACTCGTTTTTTTTTATAAAGGAGGACGCTCCGGGTAAAAGAAAAGAGGGCCCTTTTCTACCGGTCCTCTTTTACAAGTACTAATATACCACTTTAAAGTGGTACACAGTGGGAACTCTTTAGCTTTTTGTGAGCTTTTTTTACTTCCGCCATCAGATGTTTATATAATCCTCGTCTTGTGTATCCATATTTCTCAGCAACTTCTTCAGCCTTGATTCTATGAATGTACAGATCCCATAAAATATTCTGGTCTTGCAAGTCTAGAAGTTCTGTCCATCTTAGGTCCGTCAGTCTTTTCTGGAAGTGATGCAGCTCTTGTTCTTTGGCTGATATCTCTTCAAATAGCCCGAGCGGGCTGTGGTACTGATGCTGGTATGTCGGCATAGGCCACTTGCTTTTTTTCTGTTCTGCAGTCAGTTCGATTCCTCCAGACTTTGCAAGACCTGTTGTCTGGTGGTTTAGTACTTCCAATTCCTGATTCAATTCAATCAAACGGTGGCAGCAGTAGCGCACCGTTTTTAGTTCTGGAATTAATTCGTCGTAAGTCATGTTTTACCTCCTTAAAGCTTCGATTAAGGCTTTTTGTGTTATGTTCTTGTGTTCTAGTGCATCCAGCATGTCCTCGTCTACTGTGCCTCTAGCTACGATCTGATAAATTGTCACGTTTTGTTTCTGCCCTTGTCTGTAAATTCTGGCATTTGCCTGCTGATACAGTTCAAGGTTCCAGTTTGGAAGTGTGTACCAGATTGCGATATGTCCACCACGTTGAAGGTTCAGTCCGTGTCCTGCGCTTGCTGGATGCAAAAGCAGCACGTCTATCTTTCCGTCGTTCCAGTCCTTGACATCTTTTTCACTGTTTAGATTTCTTACTTCGATCTTTTGCTTTTTCAGATGTTCCTTGATTCGTTTTAGTTCGTGTTTGAAGTAATAGAACACCATCACCGGGTTCTGGTTCGCGGATTCGATCAAGTCGTCTAGTGCCTCAAGTTTAGCCGCATGAAGGGTTGCTACTTCTTCGAGCTTATTTCCTAGCTGATCACGTTTATATATTTCTCCTGATGTCATTTGTAGCAGCTGACCACATAGCACCCCAGCGTTGGCTGCTAGCAGTGATTCGTTGTTATCTAGTTCCAGAACCTTCTCACGTTTGAAAGCGTGGTATTCTGTCATCGCTTTTTGAGGTAGTTCGATTGATTTTTTTAAGTACTGAACCGGTGGAAGTTTGGCGCAGTCTGCCTGATCCAGACTCATGCATACATCACATATTTTCTTGTATATTTTTTCCTCTGCGTCTGGTCTTGGCTTCCAATCGTATACAATCATCCCGTTTCTTCTTCCTGGAATTAGATATCTTTCTCGAAACTGAGTTAGTGTTTGACCTAATCTTTCTCCCTGATCGATCAAATATATCTGGCTCCAAAGGTCCGGGATTCCTTTCGGGGCTGGTGTTCCGGTTAGGCCTATAAATCTGTCAGCTAGTGGCATAACTTTTCTTAGGGCTCTGAACCTCTGGCTTCTTGGATTCTTGAAGGTTGATAATTCATCGATCACTACCATGTCAAAGTCAAAGTATTTGTTGTCTACTAGCCAGGTAACGTTCTCTTTGCCTATGAGATAAATGTCTGCCTTTTGTCGCAGGGCCTTCTCACGTTGCTTTGGAGTGCCTGCTATGATTGAATAGCTCAAGTCCTTAGTGTGACTCCACTTTTCTATTTCTTCCGGCCATGTGCTTTTTATTACGCGCACAGGGCCTATAATCAGAACTTTTTCTATGTCGATTAGTTTTAGAAGGCTGATGATCGTTAGTGTGGTTACGGTCTTCCCAGCGCCCATTGGAAGAAGAAGGCCGCACTTCTTATGATCCAGTCCGAAGTTGATAGCCTTCTTTTGATAGTCATGAGGTTTAAATTCTGTCAAAGTGTCGCTCCTCCGGTATGATTCCAGACCGCATCAAGCTTGTTAATTCGTCCACCTGGGCTTTTGTGCTGATGCAGTATACTTTCATACCTGTTGCCCGTATTTGGGCTACTGTGGCTTTTTGTAGGGCTCTAGGCTTACCGCCTGGCCTTTTTACTTCTACAAAGAAAGCCTTTGAATTATATGTGATCAGTCTATCAGGCACGCCTGCGTTTCCTGGGCTTACAAACTTCCAGGCTTTACCGCCTAGCTCTGATACCTTTTTGATCAGATAATTTTCTACTTGATTTTCTATCATTTCTGGAAGAACTTCTTTTGAAGTTCGCGGTACCGTTCGGCGCAGTCTGGACACAAATCTTTGTTGTCAATTGTTGTGATCCACCCATCTGGAAGTCCTTTCCAGGTTTCGATTGTTTTTCCGTTTTCAATCTTGCTCTTTTCGATTCCTACTGATGTTTCTTTTCCGCATCGGTCGCACTTGATATACATTCTAGTTTCTTTCATGTTCTATTCCTCCTCTAACCTTTTAGCTTGTCTTTCCTGTTTTGCTTGAATAAGTTCTTGAATCTCATGTCTTTCGATTTGATAATACTCGATAAGCTGATCCATACAAACCAATACATCCGCCATTTCTTCGATCAGGTTATTTCTTAGTCCTTTGAAATCAAAGGGCTTTGTTCTTTCTTCTGGATAGCGTACCAGTTTAGATACAGCCTTTTGCAGTTCTGATAGTTCTTCCATAGCGACCAGGCTCTGATTTTGGATCCCATAGCGGTCCATTGTTTCCTGGTTGATTCTTGCGTCTATTTCTACCATAAAACCTCGATATGTTCTGATGTGATTTCTTTCCATTTCTGTGTCTCCTTTTCTAGTTGATTTTTGGCACTGGCAACGGTGTGTCGCAGGCAACGCTTCTAAAACTTTATATATATATATACTATATTTTCTCGCGCGCATATACATACACATGTACTGTATTACGCTATATATTATATATTCATTAAGTTAGATAATTTTCAGTTGTCACCGTTGTCAGAAGTAGCTTAGCTCCTTATTTTATGCGGTTTTAGCCCGGCAACGCTCTATCATTTTAACCGTTGCCAGTCCGTTGCCGCCGTTGCCACCCTGATTTTCTGAGTGCGTTGTCAGCGTTGTCAGGCTACTGGCTGTACTTGTGCGCCTCTTTTGGCCTAATATAAGCTTTCTGGCGTCCGTAAATCCCGCCGAATCTCAATGGGTTTTTTGCCCTGATCCACCCTAAACTTTCCATGATTGCCTTGAGTTCTCTTTGGTCTGCAGGTGTAAATTTGTTCTTTGATCCGTTCAAAACTTCGCACCACACCTCTAGCAGGCATACTTGTCCTCGTTCCTCTGTTCCCTTGTTCTTCGGGTCCTCCAGCCATTGGGTTCTGGCGTATAAATCCATATCTTTCCAGCCCTCAGGCAACTTTCTGTCTAAATAGTCACGGACCATGTCTTCTCGGACGCTGGTAAACGTGTGCTCTTTTTGCATCTGTTCGGCTCCGGTCAAAGCTTCGCCCTGAAGGAATAGCTTTTCTCCGTCCTTGAATCTTTGCTTGGCTTCAGCCCAGATCTGGTCTCGTTCTTTTGGCAGATCATCAAACACAATCTTTTTCGCTTTCGATATATCCGTGTTGATCGGCCAGAATCTTCGGTTTCCTGTGTAGTCTCTTAAAAACTCATCATCATTCGTGGTTCCGAAAAACACGCACTGTCTTGGATTGTCTGTAACTCTTCTCGCGTAGGCTTTTCTGTATCGGTCGTCCCTCTTGCTTATAAATTGCTTCATGGACTCGATATCAGCTTTTCTGGCTGCAGATAATTCGGACCATTCAATAACCCATGATCCATGCAGGGCTTCGTATCCTTCTTTCCCTGCAATCGTTGTGATTGAATCTGAGAACCAATCTCCACCCATGATGCTTAGCATGTGGCTCTTTCCGATTCCCTGGTGTCCTACGAGTACCGGCATATAATCCATTTTGCATCCTGGTGTGTAGATTCTGGCAACGGCTGCGGTAAAAGCTTTCCTTGCGACCGCTCTGCTGTACTCTGAGTCCTCGCTTCCTAGATAGTCTATAAATAGCGTGTCTAGTCTAGGTATGCCGTCCCATTCTAGTGTGTCTAGATAGTCTCGTACTGGGTGAAAGCTGTTTCTCTCCTGGACGTAGGCTATAGCGTCGTCTACTTTTCCTTTTGCGACAATGTTGTATTTCTTTTCTAGATAGTATCTGAAGCTTGCGTCGTCCGTATCGGTCCAGGTCGGGTCGCTTGGGTTGTAGTTCCACCATGGAAGGTTTCCCTTCTTGACGGGTTTCTGTGCGAATAGGTCGTTGCCTCCGACTCCGTTTTTAAGCTTTGGATCATTTAAAAGTATGCGGACTATGTTGTCTGTAGTTGGCTTGAAGTTTCCCTTCTTGTCCATGTCCATGGCATCCAGCCAGTCCTCGTTTACTTCCTCTTTACTGTCTTCTACTCCTTGCGAACCCCTCGCGGTGTCGTCCTTGAAGTCGTCCCAGTCCTCGTGAATCTGTTCTTTCTTGTCATCTATAAGCTGCTTCCTGGTGCCCTCGTCATGTTCCATTAGTTCGAGCATGCGTTCTGTGCTTGCTGGATCGTCTGGCCACTTGTGTATTCTTACAAGGTCGTAGGCATTGCATAGCTGCTGCCCTGTCGGGTCTGTGTTGTGGTTACTGTAGGCATACTTATCGTCGTAGATGACTAGGCCTCCGGCTGTGGATCCGTTCGTATAGGTCCAGCGGTTCGGGTCCTCTGTCGGCGTGTATTCCTCTGGTATGAACTTCTCAATCGCTTCTTGGATCGTGTAGGCCCTGCAGAAGGCGCCAATCCATCCGGACTTAGATAAAGGGTCTTCCTGGTGTCTTATGTCGCTGTGATGCAGTTCTGTCTCTCTGTTAGAGCGAGGCCAGTAGCTGATGTCATGCCAGTCTCTGTACTGCGCCAGGATGTCGTCCGGGTTCAGGTACGCATTTCTGTCTCCTAGTTGTTCACAGATGTATTCTCCGTCCTTACTGGTGCTAGGCCAGAACATCATTCGTGCTGGCTGATACGTTGTGTCGTCGAAGTATTCCATTCCGATAGTACTTGCAATCCTTCGAGCGATTGCTTCGTACTCTTCCGGTGATACTCCTCTTTGTAGGGGCAGAATCCATCTGTATTTTGGCTTTTCCGGTGTGTGCTTATGCGTGGAATATATCACGCTGCAAAAGTCGCACGTTATTCGGATCAAGTCTAAAAAGTCTTTGTCTGCGAAGTCAGCATCCAATGTGATCATGCTACGTGATAGAACGCTTTGGTTGTTTCGTCTGCCGTCTTTTAGTTCTCCGGCTACGAATCCACCGACGTCCTTGATATTGGACTGCTGATCCTTCGTCATGTTCTTGTACTCTTCCACCGTTTCTTTTGTTCTGGTTGTGAAGAGAAGTTTTTTTGTGAATTCCTCCCAGGACATTTCCTGGTTGAAATATTGCTTTTGTTTTCTGTTTTTGCAGGTTGCTATTTGCACATCCTTCAGCCTCCTGTCTATTCTTCCGCTAGAATATAAAAGATTCTCTGCTTCCTTTTCATTTCATATTCCATTTCTTATTTCCCCGATAGGCCACTTTCTGAAGCTCATGTTTGATACTTTGCTGTGTTCCTTGCTGGAGTGTCCCATTGGCCTTGATCTCTTCTAGAAGCTTTGTAGTGCGTTCAGCGTGCTTGCTGGCGTTCTCTGTATCGCTTTCCATATCTCTGCAGATTACTGCTAGAGCGTTTGCGATATTGTCCAGGCGGTTGCAGATACGGTCTGCGGCCTGGTTGATCGCTTTTTCTAGCATGTCTGCATTGTCGAAGCTGGCCATGTCTTCCTTCCGTCTTTCTTCGGGTGGTTTGCGTAGATAGCTTAGCCGAAGGGCTATAGCGTTTTGACTTCGGTTCTTTAATATAGAGCCATATTCTTTATAAATCTTTGAGCTGCTATAGCCCAGGGCATCTAGCTGCTTTAGAAGGTTGTCCTCCTGCTGTGTCCATTTAACACTCATGTTCTATCCTCCTAGCCTTGGTGCTTGTGCTATATCTAAGCCGAACACTTCTTTCAAAATGCTTAGAATGATCAGTGCTGCTGTGATATAGATCAAGGCTATAATTAAATCTTGTTTATCTATTTTCATACTTTAGTCCTTCTTGTAATAACCGGATATAAATCCATCTCCTACTAGAACCAAGTCTGGCGCCCAGTCTATTGGTTTGGCCATTACGTCTAGCAGTTGCTTGAATTTTGTTTCTTTTTCTTCCGTCGGTACTTCGCAGATCACTTCATCATGAACGTGCATGATTGTTTTAGCTCCGATCTCGTCACAGCCTTTTAGTGTTTCGCATAGGCAGTCTCGAGCGATAGCCTGAACCACATTCTCCGTAAGCTTTCCACCCCAGGTGTTTGTCCATTCCCACTTTCGTGTTGTCTGGTTCAATCCTAAAAAGGATACCTGGCCATCCTTGATTCGTGGTGTAACGTAACCTAAAATGCGCCCGTTGGGTAGTGATATATAGACGTTACTGCCGCCCTTGAAAACCTTCATATTTCGGTCCAGAGTTGTGACTTTGCCGTCTGTGATTGCATCCTCGAAGGCTCTTCCTAGTAAGTACCAGAATTCCTTGATACGTGGTGAGGCTTGTCTCCATTTGATTACAATCTCATGCTGCTGTTCTGGGCTTAGTCCCATCTTACTAGCTCCGAAGGCTTCCAGTGCTGCCGTTCCGCCTCCGTATCCGAGAGCAAGTTCGGCAATCTTTCCCTTTTGTCTTAGATGTCCATTGATTCCGTGCTTTTCTACAGGCACCCCGAACATCTGGCTAGCTGATGCACAGTAGATGTCTCCGCCGTTTTTGAATACTTCCTGGCGCCACGTCGTTCTTGTTAGCCAGGCAATCACGCGAGCTTCTATGGCTGAGTAGTCGGCTACTATAAAGCTGCTGCCTTCGGGTGGTGTGATCACGGTTCTTAGAATCGTAGCGAATACATCATTCATGCTTGGATAGATGAGCTCTAAAAGCTCGAAGTTGCCTTCCTTCACGAGTGTTCTTGGTTCGTCTACCTCGTCAAAGCTTGGCCGTGGGAAGTTCTGCGGTTGGATCAGTCGGCCTGCCCATCTTCCGGTTCTTCCTCCAAAGAATTGAAAGGTTCCCCTGATTCGGTCATCTTCTCCGCACGCTCTCTGGAATGCGTCGTATTTCTTGACGCTTGTTTTTCCGAGCTCCTGGCGTATCTCTAGGGCTCTTCTTGTTTCTGGCTTCAGTGTGCCTTTTAGAAGGTCTTTCACGGCTTCCTTGTTCAAGCTTTCGACGTCATGTCCTTCCTGGTCAAGGATCCACTTCTTTAGCTGTGCTACGCTTTGCGGATTTTCTAGGCCTGTGATGTATCTTGCTTCCTCCATCAGTTCCATTCCGTGTTCTAAGCTGTAAGACTGAACATTTTTTATGATCTGCGTATCTACGTGTATTCCTCTGTCGTTTATCCTCTGGTCTCTGTGCCAGTTTTCCCATTCCTGATCGGATACAGGTATCAGATTATTTAGCTTGTTATAAATGGCTTGTTCGGATTCCACGTCTCTTCGGTTGTATTCTATGAAAAGATTCCATTTCTCCGGGTCATGCTCCGGTAGGTTCTTCCATCTTCCGCCGTTGGCTTTTGTTGGCTTGCAAGGCTTGCAGAAATACTGGATCAGCCTTTTTCCTGTAGCCAGTTTCACCTTGTCTTCTTCAATCCCTAGTGCGGGTCCTAGTTGTCCTAAGCTTGAAGGGTATCCGTTCTCTGCAGCCATGATCATGGTATCTTGCCATTGTTCTGGTGGTAGGAATCCATCCTCTGTTAATTTCTTTTTTACTGCTTCTCCTAGAATATCTCGCTTCGCGTACTCCTTGACGTATCTGGTTAGGCATACTCGTTCGAAGTTTGCGTTGTGCGCCACCTTCGTGATGCTTTCGTCTGCTAGTGCTGATACTAAAGAAAAAGGCAGATCTTCTTCCATTAAATTTAAAACTTCTACTGGATCATTGCCCCAGGCGTATCCGAATAGAAGTATTTTGAAATCTAAACTTTCTGCGTATTTATAAACCCCGCAGGCTGCAAGGTCGACGCTGGAGTAGGTCTCCAGGTCGATATGCAGTATGGGCTTTTTACAATAAGGCACTTAGGTCGTCGCTTCCGGTTTCCTCGTCAAACTCAGAAGCGTCGCCGAAGTCTGCGGTTACACTTGAGTGTCCGCCTAATGGCTCTCCGTCCTTTACTTTTAAAACGCTGTTAAGGCCAGCCGCGATTCCTGTACCGACTTTGTTGAATGGATAGAAGTTAAAACTTACAGCTCCATAGCATCCACTATATACATCTTCCCTAATAGCTTCCTTGTCGCTGTATGCGTATGTCACTCCGTTCTTGCGGTATCCAACTGATACAGGATTGATACTCTTTATCGCTAGCATGTATTTGTTCTTGAACTCTGGCGCGCTGTATCTTTCATCCGCGTCGCAGTCAACCAATAAGCCGCGTGTGCTTCCTGGTTCTCTTTTTAGCGGTGTAGCTTTTGCTTTGAAAGAAGTGCCGTAATCTTCTACTCCGTCTTGAACGGCTTCCTGGTATCCTTTAAGGATTCGGTTAAGTGTTTCTTTGTCGTCCTTGTCAATTAATACATTCACGCTATATTTGGCGTCCTGGCCCTCTGCAAAGGCATGAGGTTCTGCCAAGTGGCAGTATACGAATCTCACTAATTTTGTTTTAACTGTAGACATCTTTCTGTTCCTCCTAGTTTTACTCTTTGTCGCATTACGTTTTTAAGCTGTCGCTTTAGATCGTTTCTGTGTGGTCCTGGTTTACTGTTTCGAATCTCGGCTCGGATGCGGACCATCTTTTCTTCGAGCTGATTGATATCCTCTTTTGAAATCATCTTTTAATCCCTTGGGCTTAAATCCCCACATGTGTTCTGAAGGCGACTGGATTCCTATCAGTCTCTTTATCTTTCTAATCAATGCCATCTTTAAAGTCATTAGCTACGCTTCCAAGCTCTGGGCGTTTGTCGCTTACTGGCACTAAGGTAGGTTTTCCCTGCGGCTTCTCGATATATTCACCAACGATTTCTGCAAAGTCTTTCTTTCCGACTAATTTTTCTAGAGCCGAGATAGTCTGAAGCTTTGGTTTTATCATGATCTGGTTGTAGTCGAAGCCTGCGTTCTGTAAAGCTTCAGATGCCTTAGACTCGTCTGTAATCTTTCTTTGGCTTGTTCCTTCTACAACTTTATATCCTTCATATTTTGTTCCTTTCAAAGCCTGATCCAGTGCGAACTCTTGCACTTCCTTAGCCCAGTCGATAAGTCCAGGTAGCTCTGGCAAAAGCTCTGCGATTTGCTGATCTGTTAGAAGCATTCCGCACATGCGCTGATATCTTTCGTCGATAGCTTTCATCCTGGCAGCGCGTGCGTTACAGTTTCCTTTTGCCCTGCAGAACTTGCACCAGTCTCCGGCTTGCCGTTCTCCCTGGCCTTCCCAGGCTTCTTTTGCGGCCGGCTTGACTACATTTTCCATCCAGTCGGCTAGTTCTTGCGTAGTAATTTCCCAGGTGCTGATGTGGTCACGTCTAGGCTGTACGATATGAAGCTGAACCTTTTCAAAATCGTATAGGCAGTCGTATAGGGCCATAACTCCTGCGGCGTAAATGGTAAGCTGCGGATTGTGTGGGGCCTTTACCTTGACACCTTCTCCGTATTTAAAATCGATAACGTGGAGCGTGTGATTGCTTACGATTACAGCGTCGCTTGTTCCGAACCCTTCCGGAATCCATGGAGTCAAATCAACTTGCACCTCGATAAAAAGATCCGCGATATCACTTTTCTTTTTCTCTTTGTTGTATACCTCTAGAACATAGTCCTTATAGAAGTTTGTAGCCTCGTCCATTTCTCCTGTTGCAGCTTTTACTTTTCTTCGTGGATGTCCCTCGATCCAGTTACGAAGTTTCTTTTCGGCTACACTGTGAGCCTCTGTTCCTTCCGCTGCGTAGACGCTTGGCTTTTCTTCGATAGGTTCCTCCAGTCTTGCGGAAGGGTGGCAGTGGAGCCATCTGTCGGAACCACTGGCTGATAAAATCGCGTGTTGACTAGGCATGTAGTGCCTCCCAAGCTTCCTGATATTTCTCTTTAGGAATGTCGCAGATCTTGCTTGCACCCATCTGAGTTAGGAACACCTTAAGTACGGCTACTCCTTTTTCTTTGGCAAAGGCGACGCCGGCTTTCTGTAAATCTTCCAATGTAATTGGTTCTGCAGTCGGATCAGGTTTAGGCGTTGACTTTACTGGTTCCGGTGCAGGCTCATCCATTGGCACCCAGTCTTTAGCTCTTGGAATTGTAGGCTCTTCCTGCTTTGGTGTTTTTTGTTTTGGTGTTTCTTCTTCCCATGGGAATGCTTCAGGCTCAGGCAGTTTTTCCTCTAGTCCTGCGCGCTTTAGGTCTAGCTCTTTGGCTAGCTCTTTGGCTAGCTCTAATACTTTTTTTGCATCTTCGATTTCGCTTGTAGCGAATTGCAATGTTAATTGATAATACATCTATTTTTCCTCCTTTAGTTTCTTGATAAATTCATCATAGGTGATACAGAATGGGCATTCTTTATCTCCTTTTTTTGCGTGACACGACCATCGCTGAAGTTCACCCTCCCATGGTTCCGTATCTAGTTTGCAATTTCCTTCTTCATATTCGATATGTAAGCTATTGCCCCAAGATTTACCGATATAAAACGGGCAGTCTTGCGGATTGATTTCATCAACTATGATTTTCATTTGAATCACTCCAAGGCATGAGTTCCATTTTTGCGCCTTTTATGCTTTTGCTTAAATTTACTACCTGCTGCATAAAATCCTGAAGCGTGACATCTGCAGCGTGTTTTAGAATTAATTTATACTCCTCTGGATTGACACCCGTCGCTTCAAGAAAGGCTTCTATTTCTGCTACGTGTCCTTGAATCTTTGTCCCCATTTGCACGCTGTCTCCAACGTCCGATTTCAGTACAACAGTTACCGTGAAAAGCTCCAATGCTTCCTTTGCTGGTTTTTGTTTTTCAATAGTGATCATGTTTATTCCTCCTCTTTTATTTCGCTATTTGCTAGGATATCTTCAATCTTTGCATTCCTATCAACGCCCTTGAAATACCCCTTTTTTCTCATCTCGGTTAAAGAATTTATATTTTTGAACTGATATTCGGGCGAATAGCCTTGTGAACAGCTTTGTAACAAGTCATATTCAAATCGAGTTAATTTATTTGCGGGGGCTTTACGAGGCTGCTTTAGCCAATCCATTACCTTTGCATGACATCCTCTTGATCGGTCTTTGCTAAGTTCGCAGTCAATGCATTTAACACGATCACATCGTTCAGGTCTTCCTTTGACTACCGCTAAATTCCACAGGCCTTTTTCTAGAATTTCTTGTTGGAAATGATCTAGATTAGTTTCCTGTTCTGATCCAAACCATCCAAGTTCTTCGCATTGCTTACTTACCGCCCGCATTTCCTCTTTTGTTAGCCAGCCGCCCTCTATAGATATTTTGGCAACTACTAAGTTGAATATAATTTCTTTTTCTATGAAATCCTCGCGTACCTTACGAGTCCACACTATTTCTGTATCGTTCCTTTTACGTGACCAGAAGCCTAAATTTTCAAACATTTCTTCTGCTTTCATTTTTTCCTCCTTGTATTTTTGAACACGTGCTGTATAATATAAGCGTGTTCTATTGCTAGAGCCTTATTCGTTTTCGAACGAGGTCTTCTAGCCTTTTTTTATAGAACGCTCGTAGGATTCTACGATATTCTTTTGTGTAAGGCCTAGATACTGAACAGCGCGCTTGGTTAGAATAATGTTGCTGTCGATATTTTCTAGACCTTCTTTTTTTATGTCTTCCATGATCTTCTGGAAGATCTTGCTTCCCTTTTTCCTTCCGCAACCTAGAAACTTTGATAGTTCGGATTTGTTCATGTATCCCTTTTCCATCATCTTGTATCTGTAGGCTGCTAGGTTTTCTACTTGCAAAACTCACCACCTCCTTTAATAAAGCATTTGGTAGATCATGATCCAAATTGCTACGCTTAGCGTAATGATCAGGATTATGAGCGCCATGTTTAGGACTGTTACCAGTCCAGATCTGAATTTCTGTTTTCTGATTCTTTTTTGTTCTGCGTAGAAGGCTTCCAATCTTAGTCTTTCTCCGTGAAGGTTGATACCCTCCGCAAAATCTGGAAGCTCTGCGCCTGTTGTCTTGTGTTCCATCTACTCGTTCACCCCTTATTTCTTTGGTTCTTCCAGTGTGTACAAATTAGGAAGTATTAAATCGTATCTTTTTCCAGATTCCTCTAGCTCTTTAAAGATTTTGTTAACCAGTTCTTCAACTTCGATAGGCATCTACTTCACCTCCTCCTGTTTTTCTGGTTCCTTGGCTGCTGGTGCTGGCTGAGCCTTATTCATTTGTAGGCCTGTCAGCATTCCTTCTAGGAAAGCTCGGGGCTCACCCTTTAGAGCTTTTACGTCGTCCAGTAATAAGTTCGCATTTGCTTTTGCTTTGTTACGATCTTCTATTTTCATGTTTTCTATCACCTCAACTTTCTATTTTCAAGTTCTGATGTTATATTACTTTACTTTTTAATATTTGTCAATAAAAGACTTTAAATTTTAAAGTTTTTATATTATACTTTTGTCAGGAGGTAAAAGGATGTTAGGAAATAGAATAAAAGAAATCCGAAAAGGCTTAGGCCTTACAATGAAGGCGTTCGGTAATTCTCTGGGCTTATCCGAATCGGCTATTAGTCGAATAGAATCTGGATCAGCGAACCCGTCTGACGGAATTGTTAAATTGATATGCTCTAAATATCATGTGGATTACTTCTGGCTAACGGAAGGAATAGGCGAACCGTTCCTAGATGATATGGACGCCATAGTAGATGAGCTAGCGGCCGAGAAAGGCTACGATGCTAAAACAGTAGAATTGGTAAAAAGACTCTTTTCTCTTCCAGAGGAACAGTTCAATTTAGTTATGCAAATTATCGAAAACTTAAAAGACGAGTAATCCTGTTTAGGCTTGTTACTCGTCTTTTATAAAAGAAAAACGCAGAACCTGTTTCCAAGTCCTGCGCTCTTCCGTGTGTGTTCTATTGCTGTGTTCCGTGTCTGATCCAGATTCTTTGTAGGATTTTATAGGCCTGTTCAAGACCCTTTTGGTCCATAGTCTGGAGCATGAATTCGATTTTCTTTTTGAGTTCCTCTATCCCATATGCTTTCCCTTCTTTCTTAAAAGCTCTTTTCCTAATTGCCTACAGTTTACAGCTATGAACGCATTTTGTCAAACTTTTACGGTTATTATTTTGTATTTTTTATTATTTACTTTTTGAACCTAAAAGATTAATATAAACCTAGGAGGTGTAATTATGAGTAAATTGAATGAAGTTTTATCTTCCAAACTCCCTGAGCTGATGAAAGAGTCTGGTGTCAGTCGTAGAGATTTGGCCGAGTATTGTGGTGTTTCTTATAACACAGTACGGTGTTGGGAGGTTGGCACTAAAGCGCCAAGGCCCGATATGGTTGTAAAAATTGCAGAGCGCTTCAACCTGAAACCCTTTGATCTGATGAGCGCGGCCTTTGAAGATTCTGCAGTAAAGCCCGTCCGTTTTCTGTCCCTGGTCGACGAGGACGGGTCTGTATCTAAGTCGAATAGCTCGTCAGTCTTCACTTCTACGGCTACAGATATTACGGCGGATTACATTTATGTTATGCCTGATGAAACTATGTATAAGGCGGATATTATCAAAGGCGACGTCTGCCTGATCCGCGCCACAGGTGCTATTCGTGCTGGTGTGCCTATGCTAGTGAAATATCAAGGTAAAGCTATGCTGCGCTTTATTATTACGCATAACGAAACGAACCAGATTGCTTTACGTACTGCCAGTCCGTATGCGATTGGGACTCTCTTCTCAACGTCCGACTTTCATGATCAGGTTCAAGTGTTGGGTGTTTTAGTCGCTTTTCGTAGAAATTATAAAAGGAGATAGTCTCTTATGGCTCAGCAAAAGGACACAAAAAGGGGAACCTGGATGTTCTATGGTTCCTGTAAAGATATCACCGGAAAGACTCAGCGATATTGTCGTCGAGGTTTCAAAACAAAAAAGGAAGCAAAAGAGGCCGAGTTTGCCTTCCGTCTGGAAATGTCTACATCTCGGCCTTCTATCACTTTGAATGAAATGTTTCAGTTATACTGCAAAAACGCAGAGAATATGTCCGTAAAAGGATCCACTCTCTATACGCATGAACATACTTATAGAAATCACATCCAGGATGATTTGGGAAGCCTGAAGCTTACGACGCTTACGACTCCCGTTCTGGATCAGTGGAGAAACCGTCTGCTTCAAAAGAAAAAACCAAACGGTCAGCTTTATGCTGCCCCCACTTTAAATGGCATTTTAGATACGCTTTCCGTTATTCTTTCCTATTCTGTGAGGCTTGGATATCTTGAAGTCAATCCGTGCAGATCTTTGCCTATCGTGAAAGATAAACGGAACTTGAAGGACCAGAGTCTGTTGTTCTGGGAGCAGGAAACTTTTACTTATTTTATATCCTGCGTAGACGACCCGTATTGGCGTGATGTCTTTATGTTTATGTATGGCACTGGTGTCCGTAAATCTGAAATGTTTGCCCTCCAATGGTCGGATGTTGATCTAGGCAGAGGCCGGGTGCATATTTCTAAAACATTAACGATAAAAACGGAATCGGCTCCGTGGGAGATTACTCCACCTAAATCTAAAAACTCAAACAGATATATTGATCTACAGGATACCCTTCTAGATTGCCTAAGGCGTCGCTATAGCGAGCAACAAAAGAAGGACGGGTTCTCGTCCTCCTGGTTTGTGTTTGGCCATATAAAGCCACTTCTGGCGCCCAGACTGGCTGTTGCTTTGAAGAGATATATCCAGGTTGCTGGTGTTCCGCCTATCTCTCCTCACGGATTTAGACACTCACATGCGACTCTGCTGATTCGTGCCGGTGTAGATGATCAGTTGATTGCAGAAAGGTTAGGGCACTCGGTCAGCGAATTAAGAAAAACTTACGCCCATATATACTCCGAATCTAGGCGTGAAATGCTGGATAAACTGAACAAAATTTTATAA